CATGAAACTTCTATAATTAAGTATTCTGAAACTGACATCCTTCAAAGATTTGTAGACCTATTTAACTACAAGAATAAAAGCAATGTATATGTGGGTGGATATGGTGGGTGGATAGTTCTTAAATATGATTTAAGACCTAGCACTTCAATGACAAAAAATTTGAAGTACCATCACGGAATCGGTTTAGGAGGAATTGTTACACGTGGTGCCATTAACTTAACAAGATCATTAGAGATGTATGAAAACATGGACATCTTTGTGATGGGTCACATCCATGAGAACTCAAGTAGAAATGATGTTAGAGATACCCTTCAGTATAACAAAGGAAAGCGGATTTACGAACTACAGCAAAAGCAGATTCACCTTGCTATTACAGGTACATACAAGGAAGAGTACGGTGATGGTAGTCAGGGATGGCATGTAGAAAGAGGGGCACCAGTTAAGCCAGTTGGAGGCAGAATTTTGACCTTGCATGGCAGAAGGTATGTAAAAGATGGGTCAGATAATTATGAACTATTAGTAGATTCACATAAATTTCCGCTATGAAAGCAGTATTAGAATTTGATTTGCCTGAGGAGAATAACGATTTCCATGCGGCAATAAACGGACATAAATATAAAATTGCCCATTGGGAGTTGGACCAGCTTTTACGCTCTGAAATGAAATACAAGGAATTATCTGAAGATACTTATAAAGCTTATGATTTTTGCCGTAAGGAATTAAGAAAGATACTTGAAGAAGACAACCTATTTATCGAACAATAATGCCACTACCTAAGCCAAAGCCTGCCGAGACACAGAGTGAGTTTATCTCACGATGCATTGTCGACCCAATTATGGAACGAGAGTTCCCTGAAAGTAAACAAAGAGCTGCTGTATGTTATTTTCAATACACCAATGGAGGATCAAAGAATTAAAATAGCTATTTTTGCTTTTCTTGCAGGGGTAATTTTAACTTTCGTAGTCTACCCTAGACATGAGCAGGAGACTGTCTACAAGTTTGAAACCGTGACAAAAACGGACACTTTGTTTGTCGACAAATTGGAGACAGTTTACATCCCTAAAACCAAGATAAAAACCGAAGTTTTAAGGGATACAATACTAATCGATTTTAAGCCACAAATTAGCCTGTTTAAGACCACTATACCTTTCGAGTATGGTAATACATATCTAAGCGGAGAAGTCCTCGGAGAAGTGCTTAAAATGACCGCTACGAACGACTATAAGATACCTGTGGTAACGAATACAATTACGAACACAGAAACCAAGACAATTATTGAAAAACCTAAGGGATTATATTTGGGTGCAGGAGTCAACTCTTTGTTAAAACCGAGCGCATCAATTGCCTACTTGGACAACAAGTATTTGTTTCAGTATCAGTACCAGCCAATGGAGAAGATACATCAGATAGGAGTGAGTAAAAAGTTATTCTAAAGGTTAATAAAAGTTCCAAATCTGTGAACTTATAAGTACCCAAGTAGCATACCGTTGGATCTGCTCTTGGGTCATTTTTTATTCTACAATTCGGATATTTTCCGAATTACTTATTTAGGCTTGACAATATCCTTGAGCTGGTTAAAAATAGCCTCTGCTAGGTCTCCCCAATACATATCGCATTTACCATCCTTAAATGGCGGCTCAATAAAATAGGATTGGTATTCGCTAGGCTTTGCCGTAAAGCGATAGCAAGTTTCTTTGTGGGGACAATTTGTCCCTATGCACATCGTGATGTCAGGCATGATTATCGCTGATTTTTAGTAGAACTAGATAACCAATCAAGTCATTTACCACATCCTCATCATCTTTCTCTAAGCTTCCGTTCTTGATTCTCTTTAGCTTGTCATCAATGCGGATCAGTAGTCCTTCTTTTGCGGACAACTGACTGAACACACCTAGAGGCTCTAATGCTGAGTTACCATACTTACGATTCTTATCAATAAGCATTTTCTGAATCTGCTCTAGGACTTCTTCTACCTGGATTGCGAATGGAGGTGTCATGCGTGTATCTTTAAAAACTCAATCCACCATTTAACTAAACAGGTCGTGAGCAACAGAGACAAAATTATAATTGATGTCTTCTTTAAGTAGCTTTTCTTTATCATAGTATTGCTTGAACGAGATAAACCTATCTCCTTTTAGATATTGGCTAGTCCTAAACTTAGACCTTCCTTTCTTAATCAGTAAGCCATCTCCAAACAGAACATAGAACTCGTTTTCAGCAACTAATTCGTTAAACTCTAGGTACTCAATCCACCACTCACTAGGTTTGCGGTTTTCATCGAGTACCTTGGTCGCAGATAGGTATCCAAAGGGATTGAGTACTTGAGCTTCTTCCATCTTATTTAAAGAATCGTTTAATTACACTTTCTTTCTGTTCCTTGTGTAGATAAAGCTTTTGTCTTAATATTTCAATAAGTTCAATAGCTACATGGTTTTCTATTTCGGCTATATTTTCTTTATAGTCAATAACCAAGTTTCCTGTTTCTGAATCGACATAAAAGTCCAACTCTTCGTATTTATATTTAATCATTATCTGTAATTGTGGTGTAAGTGTCTAGTTATCAGTTGTAGCTTGATAACATATCGAGGATTCTCTAACAGTTCTGTAAGCCTAGGCTCTACCATTCCCATAAAGTGGTTGAAGAATATCTCTCCTGCCTCTGGATGGTCTTCCATGTCTGGGTCAGCTTTAATTCCGTTTCTCTCACAGAATACGCAGGATCGTACCGCTCTTTTAATCTGTTCCTTTGAGTATTTCATCAATCAAGATGTTTAAGTAAGTGACGAAAATAGCAAGTACCAATGCAAACATCCCAAGAGACTTAGAAATCAAATATAGGCAGGTCATAAAACCCCACGCTACATTTATAAATTTAAGTAACTGCCAAAGATGCCTTTTCATTTTGGTGTAAATTTAATAGGATGTGATATTTCATTTCCATTAAAGTCTAATAGTTTGCCGTTCATTTCAAAGTGTACCTCCATGTGTTTATTCTTATAGTTCTGAATAAGCAGCTTGATTTTTTCTTGAACATCTTCAATGGAGAGAAACTCTCCATATCCGATGTCTTGCCACTCTGTGAATTCGTTAAACTTATTGATAAACCTACGCTTCAGTATGAAATCAGAAGGGGAGTGAACTTTCTTTCTCGGCATACTGAGGTTTAGATTGATGTGCTTGCTTTTTCTCTACAACCATCGCTGGTTTTCCATCAGACCAAAATACTTTGCCTGATCCTGTCCAGAACTTCTGTTTTTTAGCCTCTCTGTCCTCTTTGCTCTGAGATACATAGGACTGAACATTCTGTCCGTAATCGTTTGCCTCATCGTTCATAGAGATGGTTAGCGAGACTCCTTTAAGGCCCTTTGCTTTAACTGTGCTTAGTAGGGTTTCTAGTGTTTCCTGCTTGAGGAAGATTTCTGATAAATTTGCCATTTTTTTAATTGTTTTTGGTTTGTCTTGTAATATTAACTTATTGATTTATTGGATTCAAGAAAATTCTGATATTTTTCATAGAAGTCATCAAAGTTTTTAACTATCCAGTACTGACCTCCTGACTTTTCTATTGCCTCTTGGTAGACTTTCTGATGCTCTGACTGCCTGTCTCTGCCTATTTTCACCTCTATCTTTACCGACCTTCCAAGGATTGTAGCTGAAATATCCGCTGATCCTTTGGTTGCCGTTGACTTGCCCCAGGTCATAGATCCGATGGTCTTGGTTCTGCCTAGCACATCGGTGACTTGCTTTCGGTTGTCGATAGGTCTACCCATCGTATTGATTCGCTCTGCTTGGTATCCATTAAGCTCTAGGAATTCCTTAACGCACTTGGTTAGTCCATTGGCGGTCTTATCCTCGTACTTCGGTGCTGATATAGCATACTTAGGCACATTCGGATAGGATTCTAGCATCGACTCTTGCTTGAGTTGTTTAAGAATGTCAAGTGGTTTCATATAGATAGTTGCTTATCAAGTTGATTATACTGCTCGATTGCTTTAAATATCTGATAGACTACTTGGGGGACTATTGCGTTTCCTCCTGCTTTAATTGATTCGTTTCTCCATTTAGGAAAGGTAATAGAGTCCAATCTGTCGGAAAGCCCATCATCTCCATCACAAATTGGGGAGACAGATGGGAACATTTCGAAGTCTGCTCCTGGTAATTTATTGCGTCTTTTAATGAATTTGTCATTGGATTGTGACCTTCTCTTGGAGCATTCCCCCTCCTCCCTGCATTCTTGTCTGATACTACTGGAGTCGGAAGCATTTTCTTTGTCCATCCCGAATTGTGTTCCAAATGTCTCAGAGAATAATTGTTCTCCTGAACTGTACTTACAAAATCCGAGGCTTGAGGAGTCGGTAGCATCCCTAACTTTTTCATTGTCGGTGGGTATCCACTCATTATCTCTTGAGCAAGAGTTCCGCTGTTCCCCGATATTGGATTCTTTTTGCCCGAACTCACTTCCCCATCCATCTTTGTTGGAGTTTTTAACAGACCGGAATAAATAACCTGACTCAGTAGGCAGTTGTACTTGTTGTTCGGATGAGGGGCCTGGTTTAATCCATCCTCCGTTCTCTTCTTTTGCCTCGTTTGATATTCTTCTGGACTTTCTGCTATCTGCACAAGATTTGGAGTAAGCAACAAACCAAACCCTGTCCCTTCTGTGTGGAGCGTTGACGCTTGCAGCTGGAAGTACATACGGTTGTACTTCGTACCCTTGAGCTTCCAAGTCAGCTTGCACCTCGTGGAATACCAACCCTCCATCCCAATTAACAAGTCCGAGAACATTTTCGCCCACGACCCATGTCGGTTGAATTTCTCGTATTGCTCTAAGCATTTCGGGCCATAAATGGCGTTCATCCTCTTTGCCTTTTCTTTTTCCTGCCATTGAATAGGGTTGGCATGGGAATCCACCGGTAATGATGTCAATTGTTCCTCTGTGAATAGAGAAATCTGTCTTTGTGATATCATGATATGATATTGCTTTAGGCCAATAATAATTTAAAACTTTCTGTCCAAACTCATTCCACTCACAATGGAATACATTCTCCCATCCCATCCATTCTTAGGCTAAATCAAATCCTCCTATACCGCTAAATAGTGATCCATGTCTCATCTTAAAACGGCAAATCAAAGGCCTCTAAATGTGCAAATGGAGTCTTGTAGTCTGTTCCAAACCTGCAAAGGTATTCAAAGGCAAGAACCCTATTTGCTTCTCTCATCTTTAGCCAAATCCCTTGGGTGTAGGTCTTATCATAGTCCCCAGGTCTCTGCTCCATAAACTTATCCCAAAATACTTCAAATGGGATTTCTGATACTTCGTCTAGTGCTTCAATCATTTCTTTAAGTGTTTATAAATAGTTGTTCTACTAACATTCAATAACTCTGCTAACTCAGAGCGGTTAAAATCAGGGATTGTCTTATTAATCATCTCGATTTTCTTTTCTATGGACTCATTCTTCATCGAGCGAATAATCTCACTAAGCTCATTAGATTCCAAGCTGCTAACCTTAATCTTCTTAGACATCGCAATGAAGTAGTTACTTAACTTCTCTGCCTTCAGCAAGGATTCCTTAGTAACAAAGTCAAAGTCCTTTCCTGTCTCAAATGACCACAAGGTATTTATCAGCATAGCAAATCTCGGTACATAAGCCTTCTGCTTACTTAGCATCGACTTCACATATTCAGATATATCATCAGAGTTCTGCAAGTCTGTAATGTTGTTGAATATCCTTTCCCACTCAATATCTGCTAGGCTATCAAATCGGATAATTCGACTCTCAATCTCACCGAACTTATTGTACTGCAAGACCTGGTTTCTTACTAGGTTATAGAACTGGCTGATGTAAGCTTCGTACCAATCCAATATCTCTTGGTCAATTGAGTTCTTGTTATAATGCTCAATCTCCTTGTCAGGGTAGCTTACAAGCAATCGGTCTAGGAATCCATTGTCTTTGTTTTCCATCGTGGAAATCTGAGAGAATATACCAGGCTGAATACCACCAAGCACAGGAATCAAAGGACTCTGCACAAAGCTACTCTTGGCAGTCTTGCGTGTCAAAATCGCTGCTTGATTCGACCAACACGACAACCAAAACTCAAGATCAGAACCAGGCTTGTACTTGTTCATGTCCTTAATCCATCCGTTCAGCTCATCCTTGAATACTGCAATGCCCACCTGGTTTTCCTCGTGCAAATCCGCTAAGGCTTCAACGGTGATATCATTTACTATCAACTGCTTTCTCACAGGCTCCTTGACTTCCTCGACATCCTTCTTCTCCTTAGCGGTCAATCGTTCGTACTCCTTGTACTTCTTGTACTCGTTCTGAAAGTGCTTAATCTCAAAGCTATTCTTCTTAGCAATAGGGAATATAATGGCATTTATACTAGGGGTCTTACCTAGACCTGCCTTACCAATCAAGCCAATCCAAATGTTGCAAGACTCTCTCCATCCTGTTTTTACCTCCACCTTGCAAGCGTTACCAATGCAGAGCGACAGAAGCCAAAGTAAGCTACATCCCATGTAGTCAATAGAATGATTAAGTGTTTTCTGATTTAACAGAATATAACTCTGTATTGAGTCTGGAAATACATCAATCGGAAATATCAAGTCTTCCTTGGGTATCTCAATCTTCTCAATCTCTACCTTTCGAATCTTTCGCTCTCCATAGCCTTCTTTGTACAACTCCTTAGCAGCAGCAGAGTAGTCTCCATTGAAGTATTTGTAAGCGTAGATACTAAAAGGAGTCAAAGGGCTCTCATGAGGGTAAATCGTGGCCGTAGTAAAGAGATAACAGAGACCAGTATCCTTGTATATAAATCCATGCAAGGCATCCTTAGAATTAGTTTTTCTTATCACTATGCGGTCAGTCAAGTGCTTGACTGCCGTGAACTCATTTGCAATCAAGTCCAACACTCTGTTCCTCTGATTGTAATCCTCCCAAGGTGTCAATCCACTATACTCTGTATTTTCCACCTTGACTTCCACCTTGGCTTCATCGTAGTGGAAATATCTG